TACTTTAATCAGCTACAAGTACAAAGAGTTGATAATGGTGGAGTAACACAACAATCAATGATTGTTCCAATATCTTATGCTCCGTTTCAAAAGATACTATCTAGACTAGAACAAAATCCAGACTTTTAAACAAAGACAGCAATATCTTTACCTCGTATGTCGTTTGAATTAACGAATATGCAATATGATTCTGACCGTAAACTATCACCTATAGGAAAAATACGAAAAACTGTAGTTGACGATACAGCTGGTGGCCGCAAATTTGTTTATGGTGCTACACCATATAACTTAGATTTCTCATTGTATATCATGACTAAATATCAAGAGGATGCTGTCAAGTTACTAGAACAAATTATTCCTTTCTTTAATCCTGACTACACAAGAACAGTAAGATTAATTCCAGGATTAGAACCACTTGATATTCCATTAGTACTTAATGGCGTATCTATGGACGAAGTATATGAAGGAAATTTTGACGAAAGAAGAAGTATTGTATATACACTGAACTTTACTATGAAAGCATATTACTTCGGACCAGAAAAAGAATCTGGTATTATTAAGTTTATCGATATAAGATATGCTACAGAGGCTACATCAAATACAACACCAGAAGAGTTTTATACTTTACAACCTGGTATGACAGCTAATAATGAGCCTACAACTGACCAAGAGTTGTCAGTTGATTATAGCTTAATTGATTATGATGATAATTGGGATTATGCGGACGGTATTGCTAATACAGCACCTTCTTCATAAAAGAGTTGACAAACACACAAAAGTGTGTTATAATATATAATGGCATACAAATATAATGGAGAATATTATGAGAATTGGTTTTACATGTAGTGCATTTGACTTATTACATGCTGGTCATGTACAAATGTTAAGAGATGCTAAAGCTCAATGTGATTATTTAATGGTAGGATTACAAATGGACCCTGCATTAGATAGACCTAAAGAAAAGAACCCACCTATACAATCAATTGTTGAAAGGTACACACAGCTTAAAGCTGTAAGCTATGTTGACGAAATTATTCCTTATAATACTGAACAAGATCTTATGGATATTTTAGAATTATATCACATTGATGTTCGTATTTTAGGTGATGAGTATAGAGATAAAGAATTTACTGGTAAAGATATCTGCCGTAAGCGCGATATTGAATTATTCTTTAATAAAAGAGACCATAGGTTTAGTACATCTGGTTTACGAAAAGCTTGTGCTTGGGTCAATACAGACGGTGATTGGAAGATGACCAAAGAAGGATAAATAGTATATGAGCGATGATAAGATAGCACAGGCACTCAATATGAGATCTTTACAAGACATTAATGACGAAGAAAAACAGGAAATATTGGACGAATTAAATCCAGAGAAATTACCTGACTTGCCTGTCAATGCTTTTTCTACAAATGAAGAAGTTGAAAACTTACCTGTCGAACAACCAATCCAGCATCCTGTTGTACTCGATGATGGTGCTGAAGAAAATTTAAAAGATATTGAGTTAGCTAAAGCTAATATTGAAAACATTATTAGTTTGGGAGATGACTCAGTAAAAGAAATGGTCGAAATTGCTAAACAATCAGAATCGCCCAGAGCATTTGAAGTTGTATCTACATTAATGAAAACATTACTTGATGCAAATAAAGATTATGTTGAAATGAGTACTAAAAAGAGATATGCTAAAGAAGAAGCAAATCCTGCAAAACAAGAAGTAACAAATAATAATCTTATTGTATCTACTGCAGATTTACTTAAAATGATAAAGGGCGAAGGTGACTAACGGTTATTTAGGAAATACTTATCTCAAGCGTTCTAACGAGCAAATTGAGTATACACCTGAGCAAATCAAGGAGTATATGAAATGCGCCGAGGACCCAATATATTTTGCACAAAAGTATATTAAGATTGTACATGTGGACAAAGGATTTGTTCCACTTGAGATGTATGATTATCAAAAAGAGATAACAGAAAAGATTACAAAGAGTCGTCGTGTTGCTGTATTAACTGCTCGCCAGAGTGGTAAAACAACTACAGCAGTCGCTGTTATACTTCATTACATTCTTTTTAACGAATTTAAAACAGTTGCAATTCTTGCTAACAAAGGAGATGCAGCTCGTGAAGTATTAGGTAGAGTACAACTTGCTTATGAAGCATTACCTAAATGGATGCAACAAGGTATTGAAGAATGGAACAAAGGTAATATATCTTTAGAAAATGGATGTAAGATTTACGCTGGTACTACAACATCAAGCGCCATTCGTGGTAAATCAATCTCATTCCTATATTTGGACGAGGTTGCATTTATTGAAGGATTTGATGAATTCTTTGCTTCAGTTTATCCAACAATATCATCTGGTCAAACAACCAAGCTATTAATGACATCAACACCTAATGGTTTGAATCATTTTTGGAAAACATGTAAAGGTGCTGAGGAAGGTACCAACGGTTATGAATTTGTTAAAGTAATGTGGACAGATGTTCCAGGTCGCGACGAAAAATGGCTTAACGAAACCATGGAAGCACTAGACTTTGACCAAGAAAAATTTAACCAAGAATATTGCTGTCAGTTCTTAGGAAGTTCTGGAACATTAATTGACGGTTCTAAATTAAAAGAATTGGCTTACTCTCGCCCAATACAAGAGGCCGAGGGTGTATCGCAGTATGAAGCTGCACAAGAAGGTCACACTTATGTGATGACAGTAGACGTATCTCGAGGTAAAGGCTTAGATTATAGTACATTTAACGTAATAGATATCACAAAAATGCCCTATAAACAGGTTTGTACCTATAGAGATAACACTGTAAGTCCGGTGGATTTCGCAGCTATTATATATAGAATAGGATTAATGTACAACGAGAGTGCTGTTCTGATTGAAATTAATGATATTGGTGAACAAGTATCAGATGTGCTCTTGATGGACTATGGGTATGAGAATCTACTTTATACCGAAAATGCTGGAAGATCTGGTAAAAGAATCTCAAGCGGATTTGGTAAAAGAGTAGATAATGGAATACGAACAACAAAAAGTGTTAAAAGTATCGGTTGTTCAATATTAAAGTTGCTGATAGAACAAAATCAGCTAATTATACAGGATTATAACACAATACAAGAGTTATCGCGATTTTCGAAAAGGGGATCTTCGTACGAGGCTGAATCTGGAGCACATGATGACCTAGTGATGAACTTTGTCATTTTTAGTTGGTTAACAGACCAGACTTTCTTTAAAGATCTCACTGATATTAATACTATGATGCGTTTAAGACAGAAGACAGAAGAACAAATTGAGCAGGACCTATTACCATTCGGATTTATAGATGACGGTGGCGATATTCCAGAAGATGATGGGTTTGATTTGGTGAGAGAATCATGGCAAATCTGATAAACCTTCAGTTTTTATAAATATAACAGTGATAACTAATTTTAGACTAGATTTTAAATAGATAATTTTAAAGGAGAAATAATATGGCTTTTTCCGTAAGTCCTTCGGTAATAGTTCGCGAAGTGGACGCATCAGCAGCGGTACCGGCCATCGCAACGCCACCTGCCGCTATCGCAGGTGTTTTTAGATGGGGTCCGGTAGGCGAAACAGTTCTGATTTCTTCAGAGAATGAGCTTGTAAATCGTTTTGGTAAACCAACCAATGATAATTACGAAACATTCTTTGTTGCAGCAGACTATCTTTCTTATGCAAATGCTCTTTACGTGGCTAGAGTAGATAACGGTGCAGTTACTGCATCTGCATCAGATACATCAAATGCTAATACACAATTACACACATTCGGCGCATTCGACGCAAAATATCCTGGAGCTATTGGTAACTCTTTAGAAGTTGGATATGTTAAGTCTGATAAATTCGAAGCAGATGTGATTGATGTTGGCGATATATCTGGTAGCAAATTAACAGGTAACACACAAGTTTCACAAACATTAAATTTTAATGCAACTGAAGTTGTATTTGAAGTTACACCTCCTAATGCTCTTGCAGCTGATGAGTGGGAAGTTGATGATATTATCGTAATTGGTAACGATTCTGTTGGATATCAAGACATTCCAGTAACAAGTTTTGCTGAAAGAACTCTTGATTCAGCTGGTAACGTTACAGCTAATAATTCATTAATTGTGTCTCACGAATACACAGTAGGTTTAGGTAATTCATACAGATTAGCAGAAAGTGATTTAAACAAATTATCACTTGACCGCAAGTGGAAATACCAAAACTTATTTGGTAGAGCTCCACAATCTGGTAACTATCATGTTATCGTTACTGATGAAGATGGAGATATTTCAGGTACAGCAGGCACAGTATTAGAGTTATACGAAGATGTTTCTACAACTTCAACTGCAAAGCTTTCTGATGGTTCAACAAACTACTATAAAGATGTAATTCAGAATAAATCAAGCTGGGTTGTAGTTGCTAATACTGCACACTTCGAATCATCAGCGCAATCAAGCACATACGAAAGTTTAGCATTAGGTACTGATGGTACTTCAGAGAGTGCTACAACTCTTGGTGCTCTAGCAGGTGGATACGACTTATTTAAGAACGCAAATGAAATTGATGTTTCTTTCGTATTACAAGGTAAGGGTGACAACTCTGGTAATCTTGCAAATTACATTATTAGTAATATTGCTGATTACAGAAAAGATGCAGTTGCTTTCTTATCACCTTCTAAAGAAGCTGTTGTTGATGAGAATAAAACAAATACAAAACTTGCAAATGTAATTGCATATAGAAATGCTTTACAAAATAGTTCTTACTTCTTTATGGATTCTGGATATAAGTACAGATACGATAAGTATAACGATGTATACAGATATGTACCATTAAATGGTGATACTGCTGGTCTGGCTTCAAGAGTTGAACCTTTTGAATCACCTGCAGGTTTCCGTAAGGGTGTAATTAAGAATGTTGTTAAGCTTGCGTTTAACCCTAATAAAGCTCAACGCGACCAATTATACAGCAAAGATATTAACCCAGTAATGAGTCAGGTAGGACAAGGTATTGTACTATTTGGTGATAAGACTGGATTAGGTCTACCAAGCGCATTCGACAGATTGAATGTTCGTAGATTGTTTATCTCTGTTGAAAAGGCAATTGCAAATGCAGCTCAATCATTCTTGTTTGAACTGAACGACGAGTTTTCTCAAACACAGTTTAAGAATATCGTTGAACCTTTCCTAAGAGAAATTCAAGGACGTAGAGGTATTATTGACTTTAGAGTTATTTCAGATTCTTCAGTTAATACTCCTGAAGTTGTTGACTCAGGTAAGTTTAAAGCTAATATCTTTATCAAGCCTGCAAGGTCAATCAACGTTATTGAATTAACCTTTGTGGCGACACGAAGTGGGATTGAGTTTGAAGAAATTGTTGGCTCAATCGGTTAATAAATAGTATTAAAGGAGAATACGAACATGGCATTTAATATTAATGAATTTAAATCACAACTAGTAGGTGGTGGTGCCCGTCCTAGTCTGTTCCAAGTTCAAATCCTTAACCCTGTCGCTCCAGAAGCAGATTTTAAAGTTCCATTTATGTGTAGAGCAGCTGGTATACCAGCCTCTACCGTAGGATCTTTCAATACTAACTACTTCGGCCGTCAGATTAAGTATGCAGGTGATAGAACATTTGCAGATTGGACTGTGACAATTATCAACGACGAAGACTTTGTAGTCAGAAATGGTATGGAAGCGTGGATGAATGCTATCAACACACATGATAGCAACCTTCGTGCTCTTCCACAAGATTATAAATCTAACGGACTTATTACACAATATAGTAAAGATGGAGACGCTATTAGAACATACGTCTTTGAAGGGATGTATCCTACAACCGTAGACCAAATCACAATGGATTGGAGTACAGTTGACACTATCGAAGAATTTACGGTAACGTTCAGCTATGACTTCTGGCGTGTTGAAGGTTCAACTGGAATCCCGACAACCTAATTAGGTATTAAATAATGAAAATATTTGGCTTTGAAATTACGAGGCCACAAGACGAGAAGCAAGATGCAGTCTCTTTTGTAGCGCCTCAAAATGATGACGGGGCAATTACTGTTTCAAGTAATTCCCTCGGTGGTTTTTATAGTACGATTCTAGATATGGAAGGTTCCGCTAAGTCGGAATCTGAACTTATCACTAAGTATCGTAATATGGCTATGCAGCCTGAAATTTCTCAGGCAGTTGATGATATCGTTAATGAAGCGATATCTATAGAACTTGATGAAAGCGTTGTAGATATTACATTAGGCGAGGCTGACTTGCCTGATAAGGTAAAAGAACGTATAGTTGAAGAATTTGAAAATATTATAGCTTTATTTGATATGGCTAATAATGGTTATGATATGTTTCATAAGTTCTATGTTGATGGAAGATTAAATTACCATATTGTAATTAATCCAAAGGATTTAAAGAAAGGAATACAAGAACTTCGTTATTGTGACCCTCGTAAATTAAAATTAATTCGCGAAGTTGACAAGAAATCGAAGGACCCACATAGTGGAGTTCCTACTAAAAAGATTAAAAATGAGTACTATATGTACTCAGATAATGGATTCGGTTCAACAAGTGCTTCTGGTAGCACGGTTGGTTTTAAGATTGCTAAAGATTCTATAGCTCGAGTTACGTCGGGCTTGATGAATGAGAATAATAGTTTAGTTTTATCTCATTTACATCCAGCAATTAAACCACTTAACCAGTTGCGTATGTTAGAGGATGCAACAGTCATTTATACATTGACTCGAGCACCAGAGCGTAGAATCTTTTATATTGACGTTGGTAACTTACCGAAGAATAAGGCAGAGCAATATCTTCGTGATATGATGACTCGCCATAAGAATAAGTTACAATATAATTCGTCAACTGGTGAGATTAGTGACTCACGTAAAATGTTGACAATGACTGAAGATTTTTGGTTCCCACGTAGAGGTGGTGAACGAACAACTGAAGTTGATACACTAGCTGGAGGCAGTGCTCAAGGTTTAAGTGATGATACAAACATGTTGTACTTCCAACGTAAATTATACAAAGCGTTGAAAGTACCTTTAACACGTTTGGAACCTGAAACACAGGCAACCTTTGGTAGAGCTTCAGAAATTACTCGTGATGAATTGAAATTTGGTAAGTTTATCAAACGTATTAGAGCAAGGTTCTCATGGTTATTTACATTAGTCCTTGAGAAACAATTAGTTCTAAAAGGTATTTTAACACCTGAAGAATTTGATGCTATAAGAAATGATATACGATATGAATTTGCTAGAGATAATTATTACGACGAATTAAAACAGTCTGAGATATTACGTGAACGTATGAGTACACTAAGAGATATCGAAGACCATATTGGAAAATATTATTCTAAAGAATGGGTTATCAGAAATATTCTTCAAATGACTGAAGAAGAATTTGAAGAAATGAATGAGCAAATGGAAAAAGAAAAAGCAGAAGCTCCTGATGAGCCAGAAGATGAGAATCCATTTTGATAATAAATAAAATTAATGATTAAATTAAATAGGGACTAAATATGAAAAACTTTAAAGACCTCCTCTCTGAAGTGGCACAACCAAAGTCGCCAGAAGAGAAAGCTTTTAAAGACCAGCATAAGATTGAATTAATCAAGCACCCCGTTGCTCCTGATTATGTTCACACTGGTGAAATAAAAGGCGTAACGAAAAAAGAGCGACCAGCTGATGTTAAAGCTGGTGAAGACGAAAAGAAATACGATGGCGGAGTTGCTGCTAAGGCAAAACCATTTAAGATGCCTCGTAATATTGACGAAACAAAATTAACATTTAAAGGGTTAATTGAAAAAGTATCTGATACTGAAGACCTTCTTGAAAGTCCCCAAGAAGAAGTATCTATGATGATGAAACAATTACACTTTATCTGTTATGCATCTGAAGAGATTATGGAATATCTCGGTGCTGAAGATATGGACCCAGAAGAGTGGTGGCAGAATAAATTAGCACAGACATTCGGTAATATTAAATCTTTATATGCATATGCTAAAGGTTCAGAAGTTGTTAAGAAAGATATTGAACAAGACGACGATTTAGGTGCTGATGACGATGTTGATATATCAGTACCTGATGATGCTGAAGTAGATAACATCATGAACAGCATGTACGAAGAATTAGAAACAGAATCAAAAATTATTACAGAAGCATTCTTATTAAGCGAAGCTAAAATCGACGTTGATTATATCGGCGACGACAAAACGAAAGAATCTCACGAAAAAAGATTTAATGTAAAAATCTCAATGCATGGTGATGACATGGCTTTCGTAAGTGGTGAACCTAAGGATGTTTGGAAATTTGCAGTATTCCACTATGATGGAGACAAAGACGACGCAGCTGATATCCATCCAAACCTTGCTAAGGAAGTTGGATATGAGATGTCAGAAGAGGTAAACGAAGCAAATTTTAAACCTGGCAGTCTCAAGCTTAAGAGCGGTGAAGTTGTTAAACTTGACCATGCAGATAGTGAACATTTAAATGCAATGCTCAATGGACTAAATCCAAAAAATAAGAAAGAGATGGAAGACCAGTTACACACAGACAAAAAAGGATTCGAAGAAATCTTAAAATTCGCTACTAAAGCGGGTATTTAATTATGGCATGGGTTAGCGTCCCAGGTTCAAACAGTATTTGGGAATTCGAAAATACTGCAATAGCATCAGATACTTATAGTGATGCAAATGGAACCACAACTGCAGGAGTTAGAACATTCACTCCACCGGGCGGAAACGCTCAGTATACTTACATTAAAGTAAGAAAAGCAGGTGAAACGACAGAACGTGGAGAGTTGAACAAAAACTTCTACGATAATAAAAACGCTAACGGTGTACCATAAGTTAATAAATAGTTTAAAGAAATTTAATTAAGGTGATAATATGAAACTTATTACAGAACTAAATGAAAACCTTGAAGTAATTACCGAAGCTAAAGAAGACGGAACTAAGTCTCACTTTATCGAAGGTATCTTCATGCAAGGTGACATTAAAAATAGAAATGGACGAACATATCCAAGCGAAACTCTTGAAAAAGAAATGAAGCGCTATGACGAAGAATTTATTCAACACAAACGCGCTCTTGGAGAGCTGGGACATCCAGATGGTCCAACAATTAATGGTGACAGAGTTTCACACTTAATTACATCAATGAGACGCGAAGGTAATGATTTTTACGGTAAAGCAAAAATCTTATCAACACCTATGGGTGAGATTGTAAAATCTCTACTTGATGAAGGTGTTAAAATTGGCGTTTCAACAAGAGGGTTAGGTTCGGTTAAGCAATTGAAAGATGGTGTAATGGAAGTTCAAAAAGACTTTCATTTGGCAACAGTAGATATTGTAACCGACCCATCAGCTCCTAATGCATTTGTGAATGGCATTATGGAGAACAGAGAGTATTATTACGATATCGCGTCTTCATCTTGGAGACCTCAGGAAGTAGCTGAAGTCATCGAAGAAATTGTTGAAGAAGTAGAGAAAAAAGTTAATCGTGTAGTGCGAACAATTGACGAAGCAACGGCAACAAGAATGTTTGAAACATTTGTTCGTACGTTGAGAAATTAAACAATTAATAAATAATTTGCAGTCAGATTTAATTTGTATTTAAACAAGTATTAAAAGGAGAAAATTATGGCAGACGACAAGAAAAAATTCGTTGCTGATGACGGTTACTCTGAAGTACCACAACCTGTAACTCCAGAAGGTGGTGAAAACGAGAAGAAGTCTAAGAAAGGCGAAGTCGAAGTCAAAAAATCAGATGTAAAGACTCCTGGCCAAGAAAAAGCCGGTGAGAAAGTACCAACTGCTGAAGAAGTAGAAACTACTGAAACAGACGAAGTTGTAGAAGAAGTTGTTGAGGTTAGCTCTTCAATCGAATCCATCTTCGAAGGTACTGAGCTTTCAGATGAATTTAAGAACAATATTAAGCTAGTATTCGAAGCAGCTGTTAACGAAGAAGTTGCAACAAAGACTGAGTCTTTGAAAGAAGAACTAGAAGGTAAATTAGAAACTGAATTATCAGAAGCTATCGAAAATCGTATGAAGGATGTTGTCGAAAATGTAGACAAATATCTTGACTACGTAGTTGGTGAGTGGATGGAAGAGAACAAGATTGCTGTTGAAGCTGGAATTAAAGTTGAAATGGCTGAATCTTTACTCGGTGGTCTTAAAGACCTATTCAACGAGCACAACATCGAAATTGACGAAGAAACTTTTGATGTAGTTGATAGTTTAGAGAAACAAGTTGCTGAATTAGAAGAAGGTAGCAATGGTCTTGTAAATGAGAACATTGAACTTAAAGCAGAAATTGCATCTATGAAGGCTACAAAAGTATTTGAAAGTATGACAGACGGATTATCTGAAAATCAGGTAGAGCGTTTTAAAGTACTTTCTGAAAAGCTTGACGTTGAAGATTTAGAAGATTATACTTCTAACCTTCAAGTAATCAAGGAATCCTTCTTTAGCGAAGGCAAAGTTGTCGCACCTAAAGTAGAGGATGTCGAAGAAGACGAAATTATTCTAGAAGAACAGGAAGTCGCTAAACCAGCTTCTGATTACACTTCTATTAATGCTCTAGTTGAAGCTTTCAACGCTAAGAAAAAGCAATAAGAATAATTAAATTGGTTTTTTAATAAATAATTTAATGTTAATCAAAAAGGGAGAATTACTATGAGTAATTATCAAGCATTGGTAGAAAAGTGGGGCCCTATTCTAGAGCACGAATCTTTTTCACCAATTACTGACTCACATAAGAAGGCAGTAACAGCTACTATCCTTGAGAACACAGAAAGAGCACTTTCTGAGACAGGTGACTTGTCTGCAAATATGACATCACTTCTTTCAGAAGCAGCACCAACTAATGATGCTGGCACAGGTGGTTTCTCTGCAACTGTATCTCCAGGTAACGCAGCAGCTGGTCCTACAGCTGGTTACGACCCTATTCTTATTTCACTAGTACGTAGAGCAGTACCTAACTTAATCGCTTATGACATCTGTGGTGTTCAGCCAATGACTGGTCCTACAGGTCTTATCTTTGCGATGAGAGCTAGATACGGTTCACAGAGCGGAGACGAAGCTTTCTATGACGAAGCTGATACAGACTTCTCTGGTACTGGTACACACAATAACACATTGCCAAATGCTAATACAACACTTATCACGACTGGTACAGGTCTTGACACAGGTGCTGGTGAAGCTTTAGGTGATGGTGTCGGTGCAGACTACGCTGAAATGGCATTCTCTATTGAGAAAGTTACTGTAGCTGCGAAGACAAGAGCTCTAAAAGCTGAATACACAACTGAGCTTGCTCAGGACTTAAGAGCTGTTCACGGCTTAGACGCTGAAACAGAACTTGCTAACATTCTTCAAACTGAAATCTTAACAGAAATCAACCGTGAAGTTGTTAGAACAATCTACACAACATCTGAAGTTGGTGCTCCTGGCGCCGCAACAGCTGGTGTTTTCGACTTAGACGTTGATGCAAATGGTAGATGGTCCGTTGAGAAGTTCAAAGGCTTAATGTTCCAAATCGAACAAGAAGCTAACGCTATTGCAAAAGGAACACGTAGAGGGAAAGGTAACATCGTTATTTGTTCTTCAGACGTTGCTTCTGCATTGCAAATGGCTGGTGTACTTGACTACGCTCCTGCTCTTAACTCTAACTCTTTAGAAGTTGATGATACTGGTAATACTTTTGCTGGTGTTCTTAACGGAAGATTCAGAGTATATATCGACCCATTCGCTGGCTCAAACTACTTAGTAGTTGGCTACAAGGGTTCAAGCGCATTCGACGCTGGTTTATTCTACTGCCCATACGTTCCATTACAAATGGTACGTGCTGTTGGTGAGAATAGCTTCCAACCAAAAATCGGGTTCAAAACTCGTTACGGCATGGTAGCTAATCCATTCGCACAGGGTAATGTAGGTAGCCAAGGTCTTGGTGCTCTTACTCAAGATACTAACAAGTACTACAGAAAAGTACGTGTAACTAACTTATTCTAATAATAAATTAGTAGTATCACTTAGGGAGGCTTCGGCCTCCCTTTTTTTGCTCAATAAAAAA